CAATATTAATTTCTTCAATAATAATTTTATAGTAATCTTCTGAACTACTTAATACATTATTAAAATTATATATTTCCTTTTCAATTATATCATTAAACTCTAAACCACTATTTTCTATTATTAAATCATTTAAATATAATTCAAATCTCCAAGAATCAAAATTATATTTTATATTTTTGTTTGTTATATAAGTAAAATTTATATTATCAATATTATCTGTATGAATTTCCTCAATATATATTTTATTATCAATTAATTCAATATTAGCATATATAAGACCATTTTCATTATCATCAATATTTTTATATATTAATAAATCCGTTTTAGGATTATCATTTAGAAGTATACCATAATTATATGAATTATGAAAAAAATCTATATAATTTATAAAATTATTTTCATTAAAATTAATATAAACATATTTTTTTTTTGTATCAAAATATTTAGTTCCTTTTATTTTTAAGTAAATTTTATGTAGTAAATCTCCATCTCTTGGAATTACAAATTTTAAATCTTGATTTAATCCTACATTATCTATTTTATATTCTTTTAATTCACGAGAAAAATTAGTATGATGTTTATGTAGTGTTTTAAATAATGTTACTTCTGGGTTTCCTACAAGAAAACAATCCTCCTCACCAGAGGCAGCTATTTGTATTAATGATCCAGCAGTCATTACTAATTAATTATATATGATATTTTAAATAAATTTTAAATTATTTTATTATACAAATCAAAATGTAATTGATTTAATTATATTATTTATTTACACTATGACAAAATATAATAAAAGTAATTTATTTAATAAATCTACCAATAATAATGCTATTATTTTACAAGTTAATAATGTTATTTTACAAAATGTTACAGAAGACGATTGTAAAAGAGATTTTCATGTAATTTTTAATTGTAAATGTGGTGAATTAAATTGTAAAAAATCTATAAGATATTGTATTGATATAGGAATATTTTGTAAAAAATGTTCTGTTGTTATTAGAGAACAAAAAAGACAAGAAACTATTAAAAATTTAAATGAAAAATTCCAGAAAGAAAAACTAATATAGAACAAAAAATTTCAAAATCATGTAAAAATACATTGAAAAATTAAATGAAGAATTTCCTAATAGACAAAATGAAATAAATCAAACACGTATCAATACTAATAATAGATTAAATGAAGAAAATCCAAATCGTAAAAAAAATTTAGAAAATAATAAAATTAAAAAAAATTTAGAATTATATGGTGTAGAACATGTATTACAACTTCCTAAATTTTGTGAAAAGGCACATAGAAATTCATTCTTTAAAAAAATTATGAATTACCAAGTGGAAAATAATACAAGTACAAGGAGATGAACCTTATGCACTCAAAGAACTTTTATATAAATTAAATTATAAAGAAGATAATTTAGTTACAGGATTTAATAATAATATAAAATTAAGTTGTAAATATATTTTTAAAGATAAAATTCATGTATTTTATATTATTGATGAAAATAAAATTATTGAAGTAAAATCAGAATATTATTATAATAAAGATTTTGATAAAAATATAGCAAAATGTAAATGTTGTTTAGAATTAGTTATATATTTTTGAATTTTGGATATATGATGAAAAAAAATAAACAAATTATAACAATTAAAGATATAAATGTGTAATTTAAAAAAAAAAAATATTAGTAAAATAAAGTCTATATTTTTTTATATGTATTTAATAAACAAATTTAATTCGAGTACGCAAGACCTCCCATACCAGACATAACTCTGAGGACATTGTAGTTAACAGCATGTAAGCTGACAATTGAAGAACTATCATGAGTCATATTTAATACAGCATTATCGATTCTTGAGAAATTGCATGTTCCAGATGGTTGATGTTCGGCTGGTTTTAAGGCAAATGAGTATAAGTATACATTGGCATAACCAGGAGCATTATTCCACATTCTAGTTGTTGCGTCCATAGTGAGACTGTGACCTAAACCACATTCGTATGGTTGTACTAATTGATAATAAGCACCATCTTGGACGGCAGCTCTATCATGACCATTTAATTGTAATTTAGCAGTGCCAAGTGCAACAGATGATGACCAAGCTAAGCATTTAACTGGATGATTGAAGTTTAATGTGATTTTACCGTTTTGGACAGTTTCATCGCCGGTGTGTTGAACTTGTTCGATTAAGTATTCATGTGATACTTGAGCGAATCTTCTTCTTTCATCAGTATCTAAGTATACGTAATTGACTAGTAAAGTAGCATCATCGGCACCAATAGTTCCTAATTGCATGTTAATTTTAACTTCGTGGTATTGTAAAGCAATTAAAGGTAAAGCAAGACCAGGATTTCTATTGAACCAGAATCTAAGGGGAACATAGTTGACCTCATTACTAATTGAACACATAGCAGCTCTGTAATCATGATTAGTTTCAAATAAGGTATTGTAAATATCTAACCAAGCTGAATATTGTTTGTCAATTTTTTGACCACCAATTTCACATTCAACCCAATCTACCATATTTGTATGATCTGCGGTATCTGCTGGTCCAGTACATTTTAAGTATACTTCTTGTACTAAATCACCATTTCTGGCGAGAGTAGCAGTTACTCTTTTGTTGGAACCAACGGCACCTGAAAAAGTTTGTTCAATGCATTCTTTTGAAAAGTTAGTGTGCCTTCTGTAGACAACTTTGAAGAAAGTAATTTGAGGGTTACCAGTAAGATAAACATCTTGTGCACCATATGCGACTAATTGCATTAATCCTCCTCCCATATTATAATTATAGTTTAGAAAAAAATTTTGAAATAAAACTTAATTAAAATTAAATTAAAATAATAAATTATGTTTTCCATTTTCAATGAATAACATATTATAATTTACTGCGTAAATACTACAGAAACTTTTAGTAATTTGTGTTAAAGTAGTATTATAAATTTTCATATGTAACATAGCTAAATCTATTCTTGAAAAATTACAACTTCCCGAAGGTTGAAATTCAGTAGGATTTAAGGAAAATGAATATATATAATAAGTCCCATCTTTATTTGTATTTTGATTAATATTATAAATAGTTTTCGTATTTTTTAAATTTAATTTTAATGGAATTAATGAATGATAATATTCACCATCTATCTCTTCAATTGCATCATAATTATTTAATGATATTTTTGCTTTTTCCAAATTATATTTATATGGTAAATTCCATATTATATATTTAATTGGACGATGTAAATTTAATTTAATATTATTTTCAATTGAATTATAATTTGAATTAATATGAATATTTTCTATTGATTGAACTTGTTCAATTAAATATTCTAATTTATTATTCATAAAAAAGTTTTTTTGTTCTTTATCTAAAACTATATAATTACATAATAATTTACAATCATCAAGTTCAATATTATTAAAAAAGTAATAATCACCTAATAAATCTTTTTTATTATTAAACTCAATATTAATTATAACTTCACTATTTTTTAATGAAATTAATGGTAATGAATTATAAGTAAAATTATTAAACCAAAATCTTAATGGTACATAAAAATAATTAGAATAATTATCTAATTTAAATAATGTTAAATTTTCAATTATATTATATTGATTATCATTATTTATAAAATAATGATTATTAATATTTAACCAATTAGAATTATATTTATCAATAATATTTTGATCTATATTTAAAGAAATACTTTTGATTATATTATTTAAATTAGTATTTAAATTAATTATATTAAATGAACCATTAATATTAAAATTATTTGTAATATATGTGTGTTTATTTAAATTAATAGTTTGTGTAATTATTTTATTATAAGAAATATTAAATTTTATTTCATTATAATTATAATTAATTAAATTAAGTATATTATCAATTATAGGAATTTGATTATTATATACGTCATAAAAATGAATTATTAAATTTTCATAATTAATAATATTATATTTAGTATTATACAAATATATAAATATATCATCAGTTTTTAATGAATTATTATCTTCATTTGCATTTACATTTGCATCAGTAAAATTAATAAAAAAATTATAATTTACCAATTGAGTATCTAAATTAATATATATAGTATCAGTTTTAATTATTTCATAATGATTATTATTAATGGTATAATTAAAATATTCACGTGTATTACTAATATTATTTGTAGATGTTAATAAACCTTTAAATTCTAAATCTATATTACCAAATTTAGTATTATTTGTATACTTAATTTTATAACTTAATACAACTTGATTGAAACTGGATACTTTATAATCATCAAAATTATAAAAACCTTCAGTATCGGGTAAAATTTCAATAGAATTATTATATGTAAAAATATTACCTTTATATAAAGTAAATTTAATATTATTTTGATTTATAAGTATAGTATCAAACTGAAATTTATATTTTGTATCAGAATTTAAATTTCTATTATAAAAATATCTTTGAGTATTATTAGATAAATCAATATATCTAATATTTCTTTTAGGAGAAAAACTAATATAATCTTGTGTTTGTAATAAATTATCAATATCCAGTTCATTTTCATTGCCAATAATAATGGGTTTCCACTCTTGTATAATATTTATATTTTGTGCAAAATTTATATTAATTTGATTAGAATTACTACCTACATAAATAGGCGATTTCTTTAATATATTTATATCATTTGGCTTTTGAATAGATAAATTTAAATTTGAATTAATTAAATTTCCTTTAAAATTAAGTCTGAGGTACATTTTATTAATTAAATCTCCGTATTCATTTAATCTTATATATGTTTTACTTCCTAATAGTGGCTTTGTAGAAAAATTACATAATTTATCTTCATATGAAAAATTATAATACTGTTTATAAATAGATTTAAAAAATGTTATTTCAGGATTACCAATTAAAAAAGTATCTTCTTTGCCTTTATTATATAATTCAATTAAACCAACAGTCATATCTTTATTATATTTAAATATTTATATTTATATTAATTTAATCTTAATAATAATTATTTGAAGTTGTTGTATTATTATTTGAAGTTGTTGTATTATTATTTGAAGTTGTTGTATTATTATTTGAAGTTGTTGTATTATTATTTGAAGTTGTTGTATTATTATTTATAATATTAATTTTATTACCCATATAACTATGAATTCCACATTGATAATAAATTTCCTGATTATTAAAATTATTAGTATCTAATTCAACTATTTTTTGTTGAGTATTAAAATTACTACCATTATTTTTAATATTAAAATTATATTTATATAGAATTGCTGGTTCTCCTCCTATTATACTTTTTGTAATATAAAATGGATGACCTGATGTTGATGGATCATTTAAATTAAAAGTATATATACTATTCGAATTTAAATATAAAACAGGAGATTCAATGTTATTTAAATAATATTTACCATTTTGAACTGTTACTAAAAAATTATTTGTTTGACTTATTTCATTATTAGATATATAATTATTATTATTATTTAATAAATTATTATTATTTAATACATTATTATTAGTTATATAATTATTAATATTAGGTATATAATTATTATTATTAAAGTAATTTGTTTCTGAATGTTTACTATTAATATTAATTACTCCTTTTGTAGTAGATGAATAATCAGTACCTACCTCAAAACAGTATATACTAATTGAATATGATGTAAAAGCATTTAATACAAATTTATAATACAAATAAGTTTTTTTATTAATAAAACTTTTTTCTAAATAATCTTGATTAGATACATCTACTAAAGTAAATGTTTCATTATAAATTTCGTATAATTTAGAATAATTACTATAATTAGAACCATATAAAATTATATTATTAATTTTATTATTATTATCTACTTTTTTACCATCATAAATATAATAAAATTTAAAATATGTTATCAAATTTGATTTATTATTAAAATTAAAATTTATTTCATTATTATTTAGTATTTTCCATTTAAGAGGATTAGAATTATCTTTATCAATTTGATTTAAATATTTTTGTTCTATATTTTCATATTTATTTTGTTCTATTGAATCCCAATTACCTATTACATAATCAGTATCTAATATAATTTTCTCCTTTTTAAATCCATATTTTAATTTAATAGGATAATTATTATTAAAATTTAATAAATTAATAGGTACATCAATAATATATTTAGAATTAAAATAACCTTCTTCTCCAATCCTTATAGTATTTTTATTAAATATATCATCGTTTGTTTTAAAAAAATCAAAATTAATATTTTTCATACTTTCATCACTTATATCAAATTCATAACTATATGATTGATTAAAATTTAATTCAGGAATTATTTTATTATTTATTAATATATTGTTATTTACATTATCGTATTTTACTTTATAAAGAATTTTATTATTAATTACACCTTTTATTATAAATGTATTATTATTTAATAAAAAATTTAAATGAGAATTATTTATATTAATAAATGAATTACTATCATATTTTATATTAAAATTATTTGTTATATTAGAATTTGTTTTTAATATAGATTTTCCAATAATATCACTATTTATCCACATATACGAACCAGTAAAATTATATAAATTATTATTTATAATATTAAATTCGTAAATACTGCTTTTAAAATAAAATTCTATATTAAATCCTGTTTTTAAATCATTTGGTAGTATAATATTAATTATTCTAGTTTCTAAATTATCCGAATCATTTTCATAATTAATAACAAATATATAATTAGAATTAGAATTCGTAATAGTATAATTACTATTATTTTCATTTATTGTAATAATATTTTTTGTAAAATAAAATTTTTGATGATCACTTATTAAGTTATTAGTTTCTAAATTACTACATATTATATCACTATAATTTTCTGTTGCCATTTATAATAACACTATATATTAAATATAAAGTTATTTCTTATATTTTTTATATAGTCTAATATTAATTAGAAATGGGTGGAGGATTAATACAATTAGTCGCATATGGAGCACAAGATATTCATTTAACTGGAAATCCAGAAATAACTTATTTTAAACTTATGTATAGAAGACATACTAATTTTTCAATAGAATCTATAGAACAAACCTTCAATGGGGATATTGACTTTGGAAATATTACATCTGCAATTATAGGTAGAAATGGAGATTTAATTAAAAATATATATATTGAACTTGAATTACCTCAATTAAATGATACTTCAACAGAATGGAGGGGATATATAAACAGTTTAGGTTACGGAATTATTAATTATATAGAATTACAAATTGGAGGTCAAACTATAGATAAACATTATGGTCAATGGATGGATATATATGATGAACTAACAGATCAATTAACAGATGAATTTATAGGCAGATTTAATACATTATATTCTTTAAAACAAAATTATTATCAAAGAAAAATATATATTCCATTACGTTTTTGGTTTAATAAAAATCCAGGTCTTGCTTTACCTTTAATTGCTTTACAAAACCATGAAGTTCAAATTAATCTTTCATTAAGACCATTAAATGAATTAATAAAAGCAGATTCTAATTCATTTATAATAGATGATACATTAAAAATTACTTCGGGGAAAATATGGATTGATTATATATTTTTAGACAATGATGAAAGAAGAAAATTCGCTCAAATTAATCATGAATATTTAATTACACAAACTCAAATGGTTGAACATAGCTTAAAAGAACATAATGGAGATTCTACTATTACAAATAAATTTGAATTAAATTTTTATCATCCTGTTAAAGAAATAATATTTACTTGTCAAGATATTAAAAATGAAACTCCTAATGATTTTGTTTCTGGTAATAATTGGTTAACTTATACTTCAGAAGCTTCACAAAATTCAGATACTTTTAAAAATGCTAAAATACAACTTAACGGTCAAGATAGATTTACTGAAAGAGAACCTATTTATTTTAGATCAATTATTCCTTATCAATATCATAGTAGAACACCAAGAAAGTATATTTATTGTTATTCTTTTGCTTTATATCCAGAGGATAATCAACCTTCTGGAACATGTAATTTTTCAAGAATTGAAAACTCAAATTTAGTTATTACGTTTAATAAAACTAACTCCGTTGGTGGTATATCTAATGGTAAAATTAAAATATACGCTGTAAATTATAATATATTAAAAATAGCACAAGGAACAGCTGGATTATTATATTCAAATTAAAAAAAATAATTTTTTTAAAAACACGTCAAAGATCAGAGGTGCAGTGTATGCAAGTGCGATTATTGTCACTTGTTGGAATAGACTATCGCAGCCCGTTCTAGTGCAGGCCGGAATGAATTAGATAAATCCAGGAGTAATCTGCTCAGCACGCTTTGGTAGCCACTTGGCATCAATGGGAAGGTACGAAGCACGACGGCTTAGATCGGTCAATTTAAACATTATATAATAAGAATTATTGTAAAATTATAAGTAACTACATGTCATCTTTCATCATGAATACAACTACAGTTTCAATAATTCATTAAGGAATATACTAAACTTTCCTCCTACCTGTAGCGGCTTCTGCTGAGCGAGATGGCCTTCGAGTTCGACTACTCGCTGTGCACAGACTTCCAGCCCTGTGTTACCACGCACTGCATGGACAGAAATTCAGTACTCATGAGCTCATCCAAGAACTTTCAACATATCTTTAAAAGTTGGGCAAAAAGTAATTTGAATAAAAAAAGTGAATATTTTGATGCAGATACGCTTGAAGCAGAAACTAAAAAATATAATGAAAAAAAATATAGTAAGAAATAATATAATACTTCTAGAAAATATTATATATTTTAATAATCAATTAATTAATTAAAATTTAATACTTTCATTTTGAAATGATATAGCATCAGTTTGATCTGTCTTAATTCATCCGAAGTTAGAGATATATTATTAAAATGTAATTTACTAGCTCCGAAATTAATATGCCTAGCATGTTCTATATATATGTCACGGTCTTTTTTACCAGGTCTTATATATGTATCTCCTGTGTCTGCTGGAAAATGTGAAGATAACTCCTGTCCTTGTAG